TCGAAACTGGAAATGTTCGCTACAAGGCTCGTGAGCGTTATAGCTTTGGTGTTTCAGACCCCCGTTGTGTATTTGGTTCTCCTGGAGCTTAATTGCTTTAGTTGAAAAATCTGCAACATTTAGAAAGGAGACCTTGCGTCTCCTTTCTTTTTTGTGTAATGTTTAATTTCCTGACAACTGCATGGTGCGGTTGACATTTGCCTAGACAGGAGATTAACATGGCAGTACATTTTACAGGACCAATTTTGTTCGCAGGAAAAGATCAACCTCGCAAATGGTTCCAAAACCTACCTATAGATAAAAACCCAGATTATGTTGTCACATTTGATGACTATACTGGTGTTGCTTTAGACTCAACAAACGATTGGACAGTTGTTAAAGATAGTGGAGCGTCAGCAGCAATAGCCGCAGACGTTGAAAGTGGAGCTCTTTTACTTAGTAGCACCGCTACTACTGATAACGACGGTGCGTCTGTGCAGGGTAATGAAATATTCAAAGTTGCTACAGGCTCAACTGGTAGAGACATTTGGTTTGAAACTAAATGTAAAGTTTCTGACGCTGACCAAACCGATTTTTGTATTGGTTTAACAGTGAATTTTGCAACAAATCCAGAAGCAATGTTAGCAGCAGCAGACAGAATTGTTTTTGAATCTGATGATGGAGCAGCAACTTTACAAGTTATTACAGAAAAAGATGGTACAGAAACAGCTACATCTTTAAGTTCTACTTATGATCTTGCTGACGATACTTTTGTTACTTTAGGTTTTAAAGTTTCTGGTAAAAACAGAAGCAGTGCAATGGTTGAGTTTTTTGTTGACAGAGCGTTAGTTGCTACACATACGACTAATATTCCAGATGACGAAAACCTAACAGTCGGAGCTATGGAACTTTCTGGTAATGCTACTGGAACAAAAACAGCTTCCATTGATTACTTATTTGCGGCTCAAGATAGATAGGAGTAACAAATGCCAACAGCAAAGAAAACTGTAACAAAGAAATCGGTTTCTAAAACTACTGCTACAGGCTCAAAAAAGGAACTTCCTCCAGTAGGAAGTTCGGAGCATAAGGCAATGGTTCTAAGAGGCGAGATCAAAGAATAGGAAGGAGGGTGTATGTCGGGTTCAGATGTACAATCCACGTTTATTGAGGCAGCAGCTTCCGATGATAATGGGATATCAACGGCAGCTACTTTGTCTGATGCAGGTAATCTCACTATTAATGGTGCGTTAGCTGACGGAGGTTCCGTTACTTTTGACCAGCCCCGTAATATTATTATCACTTCTGCTGGTGACGATAGCGGTGATACTTTTACCGTTACTGGAACGGATGAAACTGGCACAGCTCAAACTGAAGCTATTACAGGAGCGGATACAGGCGTTGCAACAGGTTCTAAATATTTCGCTACTGTTTCACAAATTGCCGCATCTGGTGCAAGTGCAGGAAACGTAGAAGCAGGTTCTGGTACAGCTATTGCTGCTCCTATATTTAGAGGTAGCTTAAGACTTCGTAATTTTTATTTTGTTAACACAGGTTCGGCAGGAACTATTTCGTTAAACGAAGGTTCTGCAACAGGTTCTAACAGAATGAAATTCAACACAATAGCTGGTGCTAATACTAATGCTTACCCAGATATTGGGGGCGAAGGTTTAAGGTTTAGTGGAGGAGGTTATGTTGTATATACCCAAACCCATTTATCTTCTTTAACTGTGTTTTACAATTAGGTGATTTATGAAAACCGAAGATGTGCTGAAACTTCTTGAAAAACATGAGCATCAGTGTAATCTTAGGTACGAAAAAATTGAAAAAGCACTTGATAGATTTGACGCAAAACTTTGGGGTATCGCTATAATAATAATTATAGCCTCAGGGTTAGAACAACTATTGTGAGGTTCTATGGCAAAAAGAACACCGCCAAGAGGTAAAGCAAAGGTAAAAGTTGTAAAAGGTAAATCTGGGCGTACAAAAAGAGTAGCGTATGGTCAAGCTGGTCCAGCAAAAGGTGGCGGTCCTAGAGTAAAACCAGGAACTTCCAAAGGTGATAGCTATTGTGCAAGATCTCTAGGTATCAAAAAACGGTTATCAAAGAAAAAACGAAATAATCCCAACACTCCTAACAATTTATCACGCAAGCGTTGGAAATGTCGTGGTGCAAAAAGTATGAGGGCTTAAAATGGCTAAAAAAGGTTTATATTATAATATTAATCAAAAACGTAAACGGATAGCAGCAGGTTCAGGTGAAAAAATGCGAAAAGCAGGAGACAAAGGAGCTCCTACAAAAAAAGATTTTATCGAGTCTGCAAAAACAGCAAAAGCGTTTAAAGGTGGTTTTGTTGCTAGAGGTTGCGGAGTCATAGATCCAACAAGGAAAAAGAAAACAATAGTAGCGTAATGCCTTATTTAGTAAGTAATATACCGTATTTTAAATGTTGGGTTAGGAAAGAATTTACACATAATCATGAACAATATCAAGGAGAATACTTACACTGTTTAGTTGTAGCTGTGAACACAGTACCAGATAGATGTTTGAGTTTCCAAGTTGTGTTTACAGGGTGCGAGAGTGATATAGAAGAAACTGAAAATTTACATGGTGGAGCTATGTGGGCAAGATTACCAATTACTGCTTTAGTTGCAGATACTCCGTTAAAGGAATGGCCAGAAAGAATGCCAGTACACCTTGCTCAACCGTGGGATTGCAGTTCGCACTATCATTCCGTAGTAAAATTTGATAGGGTAAGTTCTAGTCCGTGGTTATGTAAGATTGATGGTGAGTTTCATACTGGTCGGTATTTGTTCACTGTTGATTATACGGGTAACGAAATTGCAGATGATCCAGCCCAACACAAACAAAGTCATGTGTTGGAGTTGACAGATGCAGGTAAGTACACAGGGAATATTGTTGCATTACCAAACAATCGTGTAAGAGCAACAAGCCCTGCCCTTTGGGAGACAGGAACAGGAGCTCCCGATTTTAAACCAAGTCAGTGGATACATACAGCAGAATGTGACGATAGCTATATGGATCCTAACGTAACTTTTGATAACCTTTATTCGGAGGATTAAGATGAAAAGAAAGAAAATGATGGGCGGTGGAGCTGCTATGAAAAAGAAAAAAGGCTACGCTAAAGGTGGAGCTGCTATGAAAAAGAAAAAAGGCTACGCTAAAGGTGGGGCAGTTAGGAGAAAATAGATGGCAACCTCTGGTTCCAAAGATTTTCAGCCTGATGTTGCTGATTATATAGAAGAGGCTTTTGAACGGTGTGGTTTTGAGGTACGTACAGGCTACGACTTGAAAACAGCCAAGCGTTCTTTAAACTTGCTTTTTGCTGATTGGGCAAATCGTGGCTTAAATCGTTGGACAATTTCTCAAGACACACTTACGTTGGCAGACGGTATTGCTGATTATCCTCTTGGTACATTAACTATGACCGTAGGGGCTACTGCTTCATTTTCTGTGTCGGAAACAATTACAGGTGGAACAAGTAATGCAACTGCTTTTATCACGAGTAAACCTTCTAGCACAAGTTTGGCTATCACCGTACCGTCTGGCACGTTTAGTTCTGGTGAAACTATAACAGGTAGTACAAGCGGAGCTACTACGACTGTGAGTAGTGCTGTATCTTTAGAAGATATACAAGCGAGTATAGATATACTTTCGGCGGTAGTTCGTACTAATGGTGGAACTTCAACACAATCAGATTTGAGTATTTCTAGAGTAAGTCGTGACCAATATATCAATATACCGAGTAAAAGAACAGAGGCAAGACCCACACAATTTTATGTTGATAGAACTATAACACCTGTAATAAAGCTCTGGCCAACACCAAACAATGATACTTATACACTTGTTTTCGACAGGTTGTTAAGAATGGATGATGTAGACGGATATACAAATAACCCCCAAGTACCGTTTAGATTTTATCCTTGTTTAACAGCAGGGCTGGCATATTACATTTCAATGAAAAGAGCTCCAGACCGTATACAAGTTTTAAAAGCAGTTTATGAAGAAGAATTTGAAAGAGCAGCCGCAGAAGATAGAGATAGAGCAAGTTTGAGTTTAACCCCTAGCAGAGATTATTATTCGTTTATATCATGACAAAATATTCATCAGGAAAACACGCAAAATTTATATCTGACCGTAGTGGTATGCAATTTCCGTATTCAGAAAGGGTAAAAGAATGGGATGGTTCGGTTGTTCATCAATCTGAATTTGAAAAGAAACACCCACAATTAGAGCCGCCTCCACCCCCTTTTGAGCCACAATCTTTATACCAGCCAAGACCTGATAGAGAAGAGCCTTTAGAAGTTCCTGTTGGTCAAGATTCTTTTCCTTTGTTTGAAAATTCATCAACTCAATGTGTTACACAAATTGGGGTTGTAGGAGTAACAACATCATGAGTTTTACGTTCACAACATTAAAAACAGCGATACAAGATTACACAGATAATAGTGAAACTACTTTTGTTAATAATCTTACTACGTTTATAGTTTCTGCAGAAGAACGTATTTTAAAAAATGTGCAGTTATCTTTATTTCGCAAGAACTCAACAGGTTCAACATCAAATGCAAACAAATATCTTGCGTTGCCTTCTGATTTTTTAACTCCTTTTTCTTTAAGTATAATAAGTTCTTCGGAACACGTTTTTCTAGATTTAAAAGATGTGAATTTTGTTCAATCTTTTAACCCTAATCCTGCAACAACTGGCACACCACGTTATTATGCAATTTTTGATTATCAAAATTTAATTTTAGCACCAACTCCAGATAGTGCATATACAGCAGAGCTTCATTATTTCTATAGACCAACAAGCATAACAACAAGTGGTGATGGCAGTTCTTGGCTGGGTACAAATGCCCCGAACACTTTGCTTTATGGTAGTTTAGTAGAAGCCTATACGTTTATGAAAGGTGAAGCTGACATCCAACAGTTATATGGACAAAGGTTTGAAGAAGCAATACTAGCTCTTAAAAACTTTGGGGAAGCTAAAGAAGTTACTGATCAATATAGGTCGGGTATGATTGTAAGGCAGAAACAATGATAGAAGGTATTTCTGGAAATAGCCAAACTAATTTCAATGTTGATGTTTACACAACACAAAACAGAGGTATGACGCCAGAAGAAATAGCTAAAATATGTGCTGATAAAATTGTTTCTGTTTCTCAAGATTCTCACCCTGTTATACGAGATCAAGCTATAGAATTCAAACAAAGCATTACACGATTGCTTTCATTTTATATGAAACAGGTTATAAAAAGTGATAGAACAACAATATACAATGAGCTGGTTAAAAGTGGTCATTCTGAACTAGCAGAAGTTATAAGGAGATTATAAATGGCTTTTAGCGGAAACTTTATGTGTACAACTTTTAAAAAAGAACTTTTATATGGAGTTCATGATTTTAAAGGTGACACTATGAAAATAGCACTATATACAAATAGTGCTTCTTTTAATGCGGCTACAACAGCTTATACAGCTACAAATGAAGCAAGTGGAACAAACTACAGTTCTGGTGGTAACACTTTAACAAAAGTGGATCCTACTGTTTCAGGAACTACAGCTTTAACCGATTTTAGCGACTCAACTTGGAGTTCTTCTACTATTACTGCTCGTGGAGCTTTGATTTATAATAGTACACCAAATACAACTTCACTTTCAGTCAGTAACCCTTCTATTATCATTCTAGATTTTGGTAGTGACAAAAGTTCGAGTAGCGGAGATTTTAAAATTGTGTTTCCTGCGGCTGATGCAAGTAACGCAATTATAAGGATTGCATAATGACAGATGTAGTAGCAGCATTTGGAGGTTGGGGAAGAAGCACTTGGGGTAGCGGAACTTGGGATAATGATAGTTTTACAACTCAAGCTGCTGGTGGTGTAGGTTCTGTTTCAATTACCCTTTCTCCTAATGTATCTGTTACAGGCTCAGTTGGTACAGGATCTGTAGGTTCAGTTACAATAGCTACAGTTTCCGACGTATCTGTTACAGGGTTATCTGCAACGGGTGGTGTAGGTTCTGTAAGTATAAATGCTTGGTCAGAGGTTGTTCCAGATCAAACTCCAAGCTATAGTGCAATAACGCCTAGTCAATCTCCAAGTTGGTCAGCAGTTTCACCTAGCCAATCACCTTCTTGGGAAGACATAGCAGCATGAGGATATAGAAAATGACAAGTACATATACAACAAATACGGGCATAGAAAAACCAGCCACAGGTGACCGATCAGGTACTTGGGGTACTATGACTAATACCAATATGGATCTTATAGACCAAGCACTTGATGGGTTTATTTCTGTTACTGCGGCGGCTACAGGATCTACAGGTTCACCTAATACTTTACCAATTACAGATGGTTCTGTTTCTAATGGTCGAAATAGAATTATTAAAATTGTTGATGGTGGTGATTTAGGTGCAACGGTTTACTATCAGATAACTCCTAATGATGCAGAAAGATATTTTTGGATTGAAAACGGTTTATCAGGCTCACGTTCAATACTTCTTTTTCAAGGCACATACAATGCGTCAAACGATATAGAAATACCTGCTGGGAAAACAAAACTTGTTCGGTCAGATGGAGCAGGTAGCGGTGCAGTTGTTGTAGAAGTTGCAGCTAATCTTGCTGTTACAGGTTCGTACCAAGTTGATAACCTTTTATTGGATGGCAACTCACTTACCTCAACGGATACTAACGGTAATGTTAATATTATTCCTGCTGGCACAGGAGATGTCAATCTTGGTGCTGATACAGTAATGATTGGTGATGACGATGCTGATGCTACCCTAACAACGCAAGGTACAGGTGATTTAACCCTTAGTACAAATAGTGGCACAAACTCAGGTACGATTGTAATTGCTGATGCAGCTAACAATGACATAACCCTAACACCAAATGGTACAGGAGATGTTAATCTTGTAACAGATACAGTAGTTGTTGGAGACTCTGGAGCTACGGCAACTATTACTTCTAATGGAACGGGTGATTTAACTCTTAGCACTAATGCAGGTACAGATTCTGGTACAATTACAATAACAGATGCAGCTAATCAAGATATTACTGTTACCCCAAACGGTACGGGGAATGTCAATCTTGTGGCTGACACAGTTGTTGTAGGAGACAGTGGAGCAGCCGCTACGGTTACATCAAACGGTACAGGCGATATAACTATATCAACGAATAGTGGCACAAACTCTGGTGTTATTACAATTACAGATGGCACTAATGGTAACATAGCTATTACACCCGATGGATCAGGCGAAGTTGATATATCTAAAGTTGATATAGCTGGAGGAGCAATAGACGGCACAACAGTAGGTGCGGCTTCTGCAAGTACAGGAGCTTTTACAACTTTATCTGCAACAGATGATGTTACCTTTAACGGAGGTACATTTGTCTTTAACGAAGCAGGAGCTGACAAAGATTTCAGAATTGAGGGTGATAGTGATGCTAACCTTATTAAGTGTGATGCTTCTGTAGACAGAGTCGGTATAAAAACAGCAACACCATTAGCGGCTCTTCATGTTACAGGCGATACTTTCTTTGGTGGCAATGTCAGAGAAAAAGTAACAATATCTGCAACAGCAGCAACAGGGACTGTAAATTTTGATGCTATAACACAAGGCGTTTTGTATTACACAAGTGATGCTTCTGGTAATTGGACATTAAATGTTCGAGGTGACGGTTCTACTACTCTTAATTCAATAATGGCAACGGGTGATTCTTTAACGGTTGTATTCTTAGCTACACAAGGAAGCACTGCTTATTATCAAGCTACGTTTAAAGTAGATGGCAGTGCCGTAACTCCTAAATATGCAGGGGGTTCGGCTCCAAGTGCAGGGAATATAAACGGTATAGATGCCTACGCAATGACAATTATTAAAACAGGTGATGCAGCATTTACAGCACTTGGTGCTTTAACAGAGTTCGGATGATAAAACTATGGCTCCTATCATATCTTCTTTTGCTTCTGCGGCAGCTCGTAACTACGGTTTTGGGTTACTGACTCCTTTATCGACAACAATAACTAGCTTTACTTCTTCTGGCACTTGGGCAGCTCCAGGAAGAACTTCTGAAATTGCTTACCTAATTGTAGCAGGGGGCGGTGGCGGTGGTGGAGCATTTGCAGCAGGAGGCGGTGCAGGAGGTTTTCGTGTTGGGACAGGGCAATCTGTAACTGGGGGAGCTGATTATACCATAACAGTTGGAGCAGGAGGGGCAGCTGGAGCAGGATATTCTAGTCCAGGAGATCCTAGTGGAACAACGACAACAGGAAGTGATGGTTCAGATGCTTCTATCGGTAGCCCTGTTTCTTTAACCTCTACTGGTGGTGGCGGTGGTGGAA